AATTGTTTAGTATTCTTAAAATTATTTTATCATTAATTTTATATAATGAACAAATTTTTAAAAAAACTATTTGACGATAATGGAATTGGTGCTATAATTGTTTTAGTTGTTGTTGTTTATGTAATTTACATATTTATTAAATACTTATCTTCAAAAGGTATGGCTAGTTACGAACCAAATCAATCTATGCAATCCCAATATAAAATGTCTTCCTCACAACAAATGTCTAATTCTGGAGTAAAACCTTCTGAACCTTTAGGACAAAATGAAGTATTTGCGTCTGTTAATGGCATTCAATCTAGCATGCAAGGTATTCCTACATCTTGTAGCCAACCTAACATTGGAAACCCATCTGAACTCTTACCTAAAGATACTAATTCGCAATGGGCACAATTAAACCCTTCTGGAAAAGGTGAATTATCCAACATTAATTTATTAAAAGCTGGTTACCATATTGGTATAGATACTATTGGGCAAACTTTAAGAAATGCAAACCTCCAAATTAGATCTGAACCTCCAAACCCACAATTAAATGTTTCAATATGGAATCAAAGCACGATCGAGCCAGATTTTCTAAGAATTCCTTTAGAGTTGGGTTCTGGTCCTCAATAAATTATTTTTATGTTTTAGGATAATAATTTTTTAAATATTAAAATCTTTATATTCGTTATTTTTACACATATAAATATTTTGAACTATATTTTCTTGACTTATTTTGTTAATATTGTTACTTAATTCATTTAGCCAATTGTATTTATTATGATAAACATCGTTTTGTAAAATTCTTATAATTGAAAACCCATTTTTATTAGCACATACCATTTTATACAAATCATTTTTTCTTGTTTCTTCTGGAGACAGCCAATTGCCAATTTGTTCAAAATGTTGTTTCCCATCCAGTTCTATTATTATTTTTTTATCTTCAATTACAAAGTCAAAAGGCAAATGTTTTATATTTTTACACCAATCAACTTTATACTGTCTTTTTAATGTATTATATTCTTCTTTTAATTTATTAAATAAAATTTGTTCGGATTTATTTACACAAAACGAACACCATACCCCTTTTGTTATATCTGATAATTGACAAGAAAACATTTTATTACAAACATTACAATCAAAATTATATTTTTTATTAGTACTTTTAAATAACATTCTAGGATTTACATTTTTATCATTAAGGTATTCACTTTTTGTTATAGAAGCAAATGAATTATTAAAACACATACTACAATCTTTGTTTTCACATAATTTTTGATGAGAACAAAAAGAACACCAGTGACCCTTACATGTAATATTTTTTATAACCATTTCTAATTTATGACCACAAATGCAATTAAACTTAAAATTATTTCTATCAGCGCCTTTAAATAATTGTCTCGGTGTAAGTTCATTTTCATCAGACCAATATTTTGATTTTTCATGTGATGCAAAAGATTTATTAAAACAAGAATTACAATCTTTATTATCACACAATTTTTTATTAGCACAATAAGGACACCAATTATTAGACTTATTAATATTTAATAAATTGCTATCAAAAGTATGACCACATTCACAATCAAACCAGAATTTTTTATGTGAGTTTAATGCTATATCACATGGTTTTATTAGATTTTTATTTGACCAATACCTAGATTTTGGATGTTCCGAAAACATTTGTGATTGAATTAATATTATTATATAATGTTTAATTCAATTTTATGTTTAAATTTAAATAAAAAAATAATTTTTATTATTAATATTTATCAAATAAAATTAATACAAAAATAATGGATTACTAAAATTAAATTAAAATAAATATAATTTTATATTTATTTTTATTACATTATGGAATTATGCGATTTTATTAATTTTGAAAAATGGATTGACATATGCAATTATGAAATAAATTTAAAAATATTTTGGATTTTTATAATTTTATTGATTATAATTTTGTTTTTTATAACATTATTTATTATATTAATTATTAGTTATTTTATATTTAAAATTTTCAGAATAAATATTGAAAACAATAATGTATTTTTTAATGATTACAACAAAAAAACACAAGAAATAATAAATAAGTATGGCAATTATAAAATTAGTAAAATTTATATTATAAAAGAACCGTTAGGAAATCTTATTAAAACATTATTAAATATAATTACGTTATATGAATATCAATGTATTAGTGAAGAAAACGATGATTTTACAATATACCATGCATCAATTATAATTAAAATAAAATTACCAAATAAATTAACTAAATTTTTATTAATTGAAAAAAATCCTAGCATGAATATTTCAGAAAGGTTTAATATAAATAATTTACAAAATATTAAAACATTATGCATAAAAAAACAAAAATATACATTAAATAAAATTTTAAAATTAACAAATAACAGAATTGGAAATGAAAAGTTTTTTAATTGGCATTTTTATAAAAATAATTGTCAAGAATTTGTAAGAGAAATACTAATCACATTGCAAAATCCAAATTATATAGATGATTTTATGTCTCATAAAAAAATATCAAAATTGTTGTATTCTTCTAAATTTAATGTTTACACCATTAACGTTTTAGTAACACTTTCAAATATTATGGAAAAATATTTTTTTAAATATTAATGATAAACAATTAAATACGTTTTATTCAAAATAAAATATCTTTGGATATTTGTATTTTAGCGTCATTTTTATTAATAGCCATTAAATGAAATGACCTATGTTCACAATCTTCTAATACAGATCTTTCTGTGCCATATGGAAAAATGTGTATAGGTTGCTTAATCGTCTTTAAATTTTGAATCAACTGTGGCTTAGAAATTAAATCAATACGTAATCTACCATCATAATGACAATTTATAAATTTAGATGTTTTATATATAGCAAACCCATTAAATGCGGAATAACAGTCTAGTAATCCATTTTCTGAAAGATTATTCAATAATTTTTTTATAAATTGTTTTAATTCAGATTCAAAATTATTTTTAAAATGTCTGCAGCTTATTAAATAGGGCGAAATCGACAAAGCCCATAAATCATAATAGTCTTCTCTATTAAATGATAATGCATCCCAACTGTCTTGATATAAATATTTACGTAATATGTTTAATTGTATAGGAGTACTACATACATTATCACAATCCATCATTATAAAATATGGATAAGTATTTAAATTATCCATTACATATTTTAAACACCAATTTCTGGCATTCGCTAATCGATGAGTTCTGCAAGGCAACAACGGTTTATCATTTATGTAAAATATCAATTTATTATTTTTTGAATTATATTCATTAATTTTAGTTAAGGTATTATCAGTTGAATTATCATAAAATAATACTATTTTATAGTCATGAAATATTGAACCTATTTTTTCCATATTTTCAAATACATTGTCCAAATATTTTTCACAATTTCTTACTGCACCACATATGCAACAATTCATAATATATTTATTAATTAGTATTATTAGTTAGTATATAAATAGTTTATTATAAATATAATTTAATATAAATATATTGTGTATTAATTATATAATATATGGAGAACAACTGTTATTTTGTATCTAGTAGAGGGTTATTAAAATCATGTACTTTTCATTCTAAAAATCCAATATCATCATGTAATTCAGACAAAACATATTTGATACAAATGGTAATGAGCAATAATATGTTTAATGGAATGTCAATATATGTATGTAGTGATTTATTAAAGTTTTTTGTAAATATTATTCTTCCAAAAATAAAAAATAATTTCACATTAGTTTCTGGTGATTCAGATTTAATTGTTCCAAAAGAAATTTTATCTATACATGAATTCAACTATCTGTTGAACAATACGTATTTAAGTAAATGGTTTGCCCAAAATATGATTTTAAATGAAAATTATAAAATTAATAAAATAATTCAAATACCAATTGGATTAGATTATCATACAATTTGTAATGACCCAAATAATAAACTAAAAAAGAATAATGAACATCATTTGCCTAAAGAACAAGAACAAATATTAATGGATATTCGAAATATTATGAAACCTTTTTATGATAGAGAATGTAAAATATATGTTAATTTTTCAATGAGTAATGATAGATTTGGTCAGAGAAATCAATCATTATCACAAATACCATATGATTTATTGGTAAAACATAATGATTTTATAAAAAGAACTGATAACTGGAATAATATAATCAAATATTCTTTTGTATTATCACCATATGGTAATGGAATGGATTGTCATAGAACATGGGAATCAATATGTTTAGGTTCTATACCAATTGTATTAGCCCCAAATTTTAAACATATGTTCAAAGATTTGCCAGTTTTAATTGTAAATAATTGGTCTGATATAACTGACAAATTATTAAATGATACAATAGAAGAATATAAAACAAAAACTTTTAATTATGATAAAATAACTTTATCGTATTGGGTAAAATTAATTAATAATTTATAAGTATCAGTGTTATATACATCTTTGCACATATTTAAATAAAAAATAAAGACGATTACCAATAACAACCATTTTCAATTTTTAAATAATTATTAGGTTTTAATTCATCTGGAACACTAATAAAATGTTCGTTTATAAGGGTAGACGTAGCTCTATTAGTTGCAATTCCAAAATAAAATGGTAAATCCCCGCCAAGTATGACAATTTGTTTGTTTATAGTTTTATTAATGTGATCTGCCAACAATAATGAATAACAACCATTTGATATTATAACTACGTCAATATCATTTATTACAGTATCTATTTCCTTACATATTTTATTAGCTGTATCAAGTATTGAATTATCTGGTCCATCATTACAAAATGAATATACAGTATTTAAATAATGAATACTTTTAAGATCTGGAAAATTCTTAAAACATTTTTTTATATTTCCAGAATCATAATTTTCTTTTGCTAAACACCCTACATTATTAATTATTAATAAATTGTTGTTTTCAATAATATTATAAATATCGTTTTGAAATAAATAATTAGATTTGTGTGAATCAACTTTATTTATGTATGCACAAAAATCGTTGATATAATTTTTATATTTATCTAATATATGATTATGAAAATTAAGTCTTAATTGGCAATCTGTTCTTTTACATATATCTAGTATTTTTTTAAAATACTCATTAAACACATCCGTTACAATACATTCTTTATAGTCAAAATCAAAGTATGAACCCTTAATATTTTTATCATAAAATCCAGAAGTAGAATATAACCAGTTAACTAAATCTGCACTATAACAAATATTTATATTTAATTGTGTAATTAAATAATATTCAAACAATAATGTACTTTCAGTAAATCCTAATCTATAATAATTCATAGTATATTTTATACAAATAATAAAAAATAAAAATAATTTTATTATATATGGAAAAACATAGTATTTTTTTTTACATATTTATTGCTTTCGTTTTGTTATTTTGTTTAAGGATATATTATGATTCTGATGTGTTTAATTTAAAATGTGTAATAGCATCTAAAGATGGTAATAGATATTGTGTTAGAGAAAGGGCAAAATTAAATGCTGCTGCAAATTTACTTGCAACTGTTACAGATAAATGCAAAAAAATGGTTGAATATATGAATACAAATTATCCAAATGACAAACGCGTAAAAAAATTAGTTGAAGGGTTTAATCCTAAAAAGATTAGTGAAACATTGCCTACAAGCGAATTAACTGCGTATAGTGAAAATAAAGGAGAAAAAATAGCATTTTGTTTAAATACGGCAAAAGATAATGACACACTAATTGATATAAACACATTAACATTTGTTGCGTTACATGAATTATCTCATATTATGACAGAAACAGTTGGACATAAACAAGAATTTTGGCAAAATTTTAAATTCTTATTGCAAAATGCGAAAAAAGCAAACATATATCAACCAGTTGATTATAAAAAAGCGCCAAAAGAATATTGTGGAATAACCATAAATGATAATCCTTATTACGATTTATCTTAATGTCATAAACTCATCAGTTGTTTCTAAAATAGTGTTTACTAGTTTTATTTTTTTTGTTAATTCATTTATTTTATTTGTGTCACCATTTATCTGTTTAATTTCATTAAGTTCTATTAATAATTGTACATTTGTATTTATACAGTATTTTATTATATCAAAACATGTTGTTTTGTCTAAATAAGGTTTATCCATATATAAAAATATAAAATATAAAATATAAAATATAAAATATAAAATACAAAAATATAAAAAAATAATAACACATTTATATATGGATTCATCAATATTAAAACATAAATTTATATATAAAGTAAATTATTTGGTAAACGATAATATTGATACTATATATGTATTTTATGGTAAAAAAAATGCAAAAGAAAAAGATCAAGATATAATTAAAAAGTTATTTACAGAACAAGAATTGGTATATTTTCAAACCAACAAAGTAACTATTAAAATTTCAGAACAACAAATACATTATGATGATACAATTGGAACGATAAAAATTAAAATACTAATTGAATTGCAAAAACGCATATGCATAGAAGAGGTTTATTTATTCTCTCAACAATTAGATACATTAACCGCTGTATCAGTTTATCAATCATTAACACAAAATAATAAATTAGAACTTACAGATACAAGGTTAGAACAATTTGTATCAAATATTATTAGTGACGAACAAGGTAATAAGATAATTATGCCGCCTAAAAAAGAAATATATACATTTGAAGATATTTTAGATATGAGATTAAACGACAAAAAATATATAATAAACAAAGTGTTGGGACAAAAATTTTTTATTGTAGAGAATGAGTACCCTTTTGTATGTAACCCATATAAAATAAATGGTTATGACACTTTTTTTGAAAAAAATGCAAGAAAATCATTATCAACTTTGAATAGTCATATATTGTTAAATAGTGGAGAAATATTTGATAATAATATTTTTGTCTGTTTAGCAGAAGATGTGTTAAAATATGTTTCTCAAAAAGATATTTCAGAAGATTATACAATTAAAATATATTACCCATTTTTATATAATAAAAATGTAAATGATATAAATGAATTGAATGAAATAAAAGGCACGTTAATAGAAGAAAACAAATATATTTTGAATGATAAAACAAAAGAAATATTTAAAACAATAGATATGTTTTATGATATTTATAAATATAAAAAAACAGAATTAAATTATGTAAACAGAGGTATTAAATATATTAGAGCCACAATTAAACCAGAAATACCGTTAAAAATTCCTTTGGAAGTTATATTTAAAGTTGTGCATGCTACACAAAATAATCCGTTAATAAAATATAATCCGTCAACCAGACAAGAAAATATTTATAGACTCTATGCAGATAAAATTGCTGTAGATGGAAGAAAAATACCATACTTAAAAAAAGCTGTAATATTTAAACTTATGAAAATTATCGCAAAAACAAAATCGGTTGCCGTATACATAGAATATTTACAACATTCGTTTGTTTGTGAATTTGAAGAAAATGGATTTATAAATGTAAGTTCAGAATTTGATAAATTAGTTACAGAAAATGAGATTAACGATATATTTAAAGAAGCGATTAATCCAATAATTGAACAAATTTCAAATTTATTAGAACAAAGTGGATATAAATTAAAATACTTTACAAATCTCGGTGATTCAAATATTGAAATAAAGCAACTCACATATGAAACACAAATCAAAATTACAAAACCAGTGAACTTATTACAATATAAAGGCTGTATATCGAGTGTATTCAATAATGAATCAAGTGAATTTAAATCTGGTATTCATCTTAGGTTTAAAAGAGTATCTAATTTTAATAAAGTAACTAGTCAAGAAGCATTTATTCTTGAAAAAAGTGAACAAGGGTATAGGGGTGCTGATATAATAGATGCACTTTTAGAAAATTTTCCGGAAGATTTAGATCGTTCTAAAGCAGAAGATCTTGTTAAAAAGGTAGCAAACGAAATACAACTTGAACAAGGTGCTAAAAAAAATGCTATAAAAATAAAAGATAATCCGGGTTTTAAAACAACCATTTCATTAGATAAACAACTAGGAGTTATAACAATTGTAGTTGAAAATATAAATGACAATAATTATTTGACAACAATACCAATATATTTAGATAGTATTATCAGATTAACTCAAGACAAAACAAGCACAAACTATCCAACTAAAGAAATAAATAAATTATGTTCTACAGGTGAAAAAGAAGAAATTAAATTTATAGATATAATTTCACCTATTGAAAGTGCTTTATCTGAGCACGAAGACGAAATATCTGATGACGAACTCATTGATGAAGAAGAAAATATTAATTACAAAGACATCGTAAATGAAAAACCCAAAAGCGTTTTTAATTTATTTTATGAAGATGAAGAAGGTGAAGAATATAGTGACGAAGAAAATGAATCTATTGACGGTGGGGCTATAAGTGAGCCATCTATTGAATCTGAAAAATTATCTTCTATACCTTCGATTAAATCTGAATCGGAAGTACCTTCTATCCAATCAGAAGAACCTTCGTTAGAATCTGAAAAATTATCTTCTATACCTTCGGTTAAATCTGAATCCGAAGTGCCTTCTATCCCATCAGAAGAGTCTTCAATTGAGTCTGAAACAAAATTATCTTCTATACCTTCGATTAAATCTGAATCGGAAGTGCCTTCTATCCCGTCAGAAGAACTTTCTGTTACATCAGAAAAATTGTCACCAGTTGAATATGAAAATATAGTTAAACCAGATTATAAATTATTAAAAGAAGATACAAATGTAGACAATAAAAATAGTGACAAACAAGATGCTGATAAAGAAAGCATTAACAATATTTCTGACACAGAAGAAGAAGAACCAGAAGAAGAAGAAGAAGAAGAAGAAGACGAAGAACCAGAAGAAAAAAAAGAAGAAGAAGAAGAAGACAATATTCAAAATATTGATGGACTAAAATTAAACAAACCATATTATTTTCAGACACGCATTGAAAAATATGACCCAGTATTAATTCTTAAAGAAGATACAAAAGAATACAATGCATACTCAAGAACATGTAGTTCAGACACACGAAGACAACCAGTCATATTAACAGATTCTCAACTAGAAAAAATAAATAAAGAACATAAGGGGTTTTTGAGGGATGAAGATGTCATTAAATATGGTTCTGACCCAAAAAATAAATATAATTACATATGTCCAAGATATTGGTGTCTAAAAAATAATACAATCATAGACCCTAAAGATTTAAAAGAAGTAACTGTTAACGGAAAAACTGAACTTGAACATCCAACGTGTGGAAAAGTATTAGCTAAAGGAGATAAAACAGTTAAACCGGGATACTATATTTACGAATTTTATCAGCCTACATCAAAAAATTCAAAAAGGTATCCGGGATTTCAAACAGATAAACATCCTAAAGGATATTGTCTACCTTGTTGCTTTGATAAATACAATACAGAGGGTAGAATAAAAGCAAAAAATAAATGTACAATAGAAAATAAAGAAGCTGGAGAAGAAGAAGAAATACAAGAAAACGAAAAAGTTCCAAAAAATATACCAAAACAAAAACAAGTAGAACAAGATGATTACATAAAAGGTCCAGATAAATTTCCTTTAGACATTGGAAGATGGGGATATTTACCTATGGCTATACAACAAATGCTACGCGAAATTAATGCAGATTGTCAAGTGAGTTCATCAAATACAAATATTAAACAAAATCATCCTTGTCTATTGAGACATGGTGTAGAAATTAGTAACAAACAATCATTTATTGCTTGTATATCTGATATTATTTTTTTCGCTTCTAAAAATATAATCGACAACAATCCATTAAGAATTTTAAGTATAAAAGAAATGAGAGAAAGAATAATAAAATCTTTAACAATAGATAATTTTATTAAATTCCAAAATGGTAATTTAGTGAATGATTTTTACAAATCAGACAAAACAGTTAATATACAAAATTACAGTTCTTCTAAATTATTTAAAAAACTTAAAATGGAGAATAAAGAAGATGCTTTTTATTACTCAAAAGTTATTTCTGCATTTGAAAATTTTATAGAATACTTAAGAGATGATTACGCTATTATAGATCACACATATTTATGGGATATAGTCAGTATGCCAAATAAATTTATTTTTCCAGCTGGGGTTAATCTTATAATTTTAAAAATACCAAATGATGACATAACAAATAATGTTCAATTACTTTGTCCTACTAATCATTATTCAAGCGAATTTTATGAAGCAAGAAAGCCAACTATATTTTTAGTTTTAGAAGATAATTATTATGAACCCATATATTCGTATACTTTGAGCAATAATAAAATAATAATAGCAAAAGATTTTAAAGAATATGATCCTAATTTGTCAAAAAATATGAAATCTATATTGCAACAAGTAATAAAACCATTTTTTAATATGATATGTAGACCGTTAGAAAGTATGCCTAGTATATATAAAGCAAAACGTCCGTTATTGTTACATAATTTGATTCATCAACTTGATAAGCTTAAATATAAATCTTTAAAAATGGTTGTAAATTTTAACAACAAAGTTATAGGAGTTTTTGCACAAGAACCAGAACCTTCTATTTATACTGGATTTATTCCTTGCTATCCATCTGCTATTAATGATACATTAAAAAAAGATATCGATTATGTTTTTATGACAGATTTAACTATATGGAATGATTATAATGAAACTTTTAGATTTTTAACAAAACTCTATAATAAAAATAAAAAAAGAAAAGATATTGAAAGTATAAATTGTAAGCCAGCTTTTAAAATAATAGAAGACGAATTAGTTGTAGGTATTCTTACAGAAACGAATCAATTTGTGCAATTATCTGAACCTATGTCTCCACAAGATATTATTTCTGAAAATGATATACCATCCATAGCAAATGATAATTATATAGTCAATGCTTCTAAGTCTAAAATGGTTTCAATAGATGTTCCAACTTCAACTACGAATGATGTAGATACAGAACGAGTGGATTATATAAAAAAAATAAAAATGGAAACAAATTTTTACAATATATTTAGAAATACTATAAGAATTTTATTAAATGATTATGATAACATAAAATTAAGAGAACAAATATTAAATAAATTATCAAATCAATATACAATTTATTCTGAAAAATTAAAAATGGTAAATAAATTATTGAGAGAATTGGTTGGTACAAAAATACAATTCATAGGAGACAGTAATTATTATAAAGTAATTAATGAAATAACTACTTGTATTGTTAAAGATAAAAATAAGTGTAGCAGTGTTCCAAATCTATGTACTGTTAGTGATAATGGTGTATGTAATTTAATTATTCCTCAAAAAAATCTTATTACAAATAAACCTAATGAAGTAATTTATTTTGGAAAAATGTCAGATGAATTGATAAGATATAATAGGATAAAGATTTTTATGTTTCAACAACAAAATTACATATCTTTTGGAGATATAAGTTATAATTTACGAGAGAACGAAATAATTATGTTACAATCATTATTAACACAAGAATATTTTGAAAATTTAATACCCATGGTTGTAAACAAATACGTTACACATAACTCATATGATGAAACCAATCCGGCGATAAGTCAAATATATGACAATAATGTCTTGCCTTTTGAAAAAACTCAAGAAAATAATATTGAAACAGAAATGTGTGATATAGCGATTAATAATAAAATTACGTCTTCTGTATGGAAACCCACGTTTCCAAATGAGTATAAAGAACGAGTATACGGAACTTCATATTATTGCACTTTTAACTTTATTATAGATTTAATTGAAAGTTATACAAAAGAAAAATATACTGTAAATCAAATTAAGATTGAGTTGTATAATGAATATAAAAAATATTTGCCGTTATATAGTGCAAAAATAATTGATATTTTAATTATTGAAGGTAAAAAAACACTTGGTGAACAAGTTCAAGATGGACTATTAACATTTAATGATTTTATTTTTAATGACAACTATTACTTAACTACATTAGATTTATGGTTATTAATAGATAAATATAAGATACCAAGTATTTTTGTTTCTCAAAAATTTATTTTACAAACAAATTATGAAAAATATTGTTTTGTTGCACATGGGTCAACTAGTAATAATTTTGCATTTATTTTTATACCAGCAATGCGCATTGAACACGTTCCATCATATAAATTAGTTATAAATACAAGTGATAATAACAATATTTTTATTTCTATAAATGATTTGAATCAGTCTCATATAGATAATATTATGTATGCTATAAATAATACAATCACTATAGAAGAATATTTAAGATCATTTGTCAAGGCAACAAAAACAAATTATATTAAAAAAAAACCAGTTAATTTGATAATTAAAGAAACAGAACCTACAAAAATGAAAATACGTCCTATAGGCAAAAAACAAAAACAAGGCAATAAATTATTATTAGTCGGAGATGATGAAAATAAATTAGCAGAATCAAATAAACAAGAACAAGTTCAAGAACAAGTTCAAGAACAAGTAATTGAAAAAAATATAAATAACATCATATCTCAAGAAAATAAGGAAATTGAAGAGGCTAAAGAACAAACTATCAAAATAATACCTAAAAAAAGAACCAAAAAAATAAAAAATATAGAAGGTTCAAATATTCCACAAGAACAGATTATTCAAGAAAAAGAACAAACAATCAAGATAATACCTAAAAAGAGAACTCGAAAAGTTAAACTTGTATTAAAAGGAAATAAAAAAATAGAAGATGTATAATATTTTTATGTTGTAGGTAAATTTTCAATCCCAATAATTTGTTCTGGTGGATTAATATTAAGATGGTCACTTAAAAAATTTTGATTTACTGGTTCAAACATAATGTGCCTATCGTTATATGTATAAGCGCTTACATATCTTGAAGGTGGTTCACCAGTATTACTGTATAATATTTTTATATATTTTCTTCCAAATTGTGGATTATGTTGTTGAAATGAATTTAATTTTACACCAAGTATAAAATTTGCATCATATTTATTGTTTGGTATCATAGACAATCTTCCTATGTAATAGTATAATAAATATGGTTTCATTATTTTAATGAGTATATCTCTCGGAAAATCATGGTCTATTAATATTTTATATTTATCATCAGTATATTGTGAATTGTAATCTTCAAGCATTGTCAGTATTTCATCATACAAAATATTTTTGGGAGAATTTTTTACAAAATTTTCAATAGCATATTCTCTCAATAAATATTCATACTTATACAAAAATGATTTTAAATTAAAATTAACATTAAAATACTTAAATAATAATTCGGAATATATATTTGTATTAAATTTAATAAAAAAATATATGTTGTATAACGTAGATTTATTAAAAGGTATATTATTATATGGGTTTTTTAAAGCTATAGGCATTGCAAAAAATGTATCTGAGTTTGTTAATGACGTGTGTAAATGTTTTATTACATCTTTTATATTAAATAAATATCTATTATTTAATTGATATATGCATATTACATTTTTAGAATTAATGGTTAATACATTTAATTCCATGTCTGTATCAACTACAATTTTTGATTTATTGTATTTATATAAATATGCAATTTTTTTAAAACCCATATTTACCTTTTGTATTTTATAAAAATAGTTTACAAATTGTTCTTTTATTTCATCTGTATAAAAAACATTACTTAAAAAACTTTTTAAATAAATGTATTTGCCTTTAATTTCATTAAACGTTTGAATATGTGATATCATTAAACTAAAATGTATTTTAAATGTTACATGAATATTATCATTTATACTACGATTATTTAAGTATAAGTTGTCTTCTATATTTATTAATTTACGTATTATATGTTCAATTGTTAACATACTATATATAATATGTAATGATTATTTAATAATATTTAATATCATTTATTAAATTTATTATCTGTGATATGTGTGGTTGTACGTATAAATAAAAAAATGGTTGGGATTACCCTCCTCTCTTATGAGAGTTGGATTTTACAACACTTATTAGAAACCCATTACATTTTTTATTTTATTTTATTTTTATTTTTATTATTTTTGTTATTTTTGTTATTTTTGTTATTTTTGTTATTTTTGTTATTTTTGTTATTTTTGTTATTTTTGTTATTTTTGTTATTTTTGTTATTTTTGTTATTTTATTTTTTTTACTTTTGTTTAAATTGCGTAATTATTCCAAAAGTTCGCCTTCTTCTAAATCATATAACCCTTTAATTAGTAACATGTTGCGTTCTTTTGCGAGTGAATCAAAAATTTTACGATCTTGTTCTTTTTGTTTTTGTTTTTGTTCTCTTTGTGTTTGTTCTTGTAATAAACAAGCGCGTTCAATTTCTTCTTCAATTTCGTCGCAAATATCTGCCCATTTTTTACCTTTATGTTTTTGTGATGTCGTTTGAATAACTACGACTTTAGGTTTTCTTAAAGTAAGATCTCTTCCGAATTCATCAATCATTGAAATAGTATTCATTTTAAAATAGCAAAGCAAACAATTAATTTGTAGTTACGAGTATAGAGTATATGTCATTTATCATAGTTTAAAAAAGCATTTCATTTTTTTTATTACTTGGCAAAATAACAAAATAACTAATTTTTTATTTTTATTTTTATTTTTATTTGAGTTGACAAAAATAAAAAATATTTTTATACTTTTTATTTTTTATAATTTTTATAATTTTTATAATAATACATCGATGAATTATTTTATAATACTTTTTAAAATCCCGGGTCATAGTCATTATCACTACCCATATTTTCTGGTTTAATGCTAATCACATTATTTTGGATAGTCAATTTATTAATACCACAAGGATCATTTGGATTTTCAACGGCTCCAAAGAATTTTTCTATTTCGTTTTCAGAATTTATTATATTATATCCACTAGCTTCTCTTAATTTTTGCATTTCTTCAATATCCAATACAACTTGAAAACTACTTGTTCCATAAAATCCTTCTTGACCACACATTACATTAGCAGATACACCTCGTAAAGTATCTAGCTCAGCATGTCTCGCTGCTTTTAAAAACATTTCTGGCGTTTCTTCAAACGATGCTTTAGCAATTGGTCCTATATTATCATTATTAATTCCATGTCTAAATATTGAAATCATTTTATGAGTAAAAGTCATTCTGTCAACTAATACGCTAAAATTATGAAAATTTATATATGTTCCATCAAATTCAATTACATCAACCAATTCATTGTATATTGATTGTCTTGCTGCTTCAATACCAAGTGTTTCATAAATTTCTACTATATCATTACTAAATGTTCTTGAACTATCAATATAATCTACACCTAGAACATCTAGTAAATTTGTTCCAATCGTATCTAATACCCAAATATCTTGTTTACCGTATACTCCATTATTTTCAACTAGGTTATCTTTAATTTTTCTAAGTATAACTTTATCAATTCCTTTAATTCCTCTTAAAACAATATTTTGTAGTAATTGTTCTTGAAAATTTTTTAATATATATATTTGGTCTGATTGATCTAATGGATTAACTTTGGTTTTCTTTTTTCCACCGCGACTAGTTCCACTTTTAATTACTTCATTCATTCTAATTCTGAATATCAATTTATCAGAATTGTAATCGGAATATATACATGATATTTGGTTTTCATAACAGTTATTTAGTGTAAAATTAACGTCGTCCATAGTAATATTTTTTTCCAACATTATTTCTGGATCCATAACAATTCTTATAATCCATTTTGATTTCTCATTTTCATCATTAGTTAGCGAAGTTTCTGAACATTCTGCAACCATATTTTCAAATGCTTTGTATTGTTCAATTGTAGTTCTGTCTTCAGATATAAGAGTATTAAGATCATCTGGATCAAAACAAATCTCAATGGATTGAACAATTTCTTCTAATTTAGTATGTTCTAACATATACATAATTGATCGTGCTTTATCTTTTTGTGTTTCATCTTCTTTTTTTAGAAAGACAGTTAACGATGGATTTTTCGGTTCACTCGATAAAGATAATATTTCTTCAATTCTTGGAACACCACGAGTAACATTGGATTTAGATGCGACACCAGCAAAATGAAATGTATTTAGAGTATTATGTACTATAATACCATAGTCAGTCATAAATGTTTGATTTCTGGGAACAGTAAAATCATACACATATTCATTTTGATCTGGAGTATCATATTCAATTTTTACTATTTCGTCCCATATGACATTTGAATTTGCTGCTTGTTTTAAGATTTGTATTTCATCATTTATTTTATAGCTATCTTGATGTTTTTCAAAAATTTGAATATATCTTTGCAATGTTTTTCTTCCAATAGATTCTTTATTTTTATAATATCCATAATTTCTACTTTGTCCGGGTAGTGCTAATACTTTACCACATTTTGCGATAATATGTCCTACTCCATTTATTTTATCAATATATTCATTTGATGTAAGAGATTCTGTTCTATTTGCATACTCAACAAGAGTTAATAATTTATCTGCATGAACTAATGACCCAATCTGTTCATTGTATGCAACGCAATATTTTGTCAATATATTTAAATCATATATGTTAGATCCTTTAACAAATGTTTCTTTTATAGTTGCAAATATGTCGAAATAATTCAATAGTAAAGCAATATCTTTAATTAATTGTTTGCTTCTACTACATACACGCATTTGATGATGTTTTTCATCGTGGTTAAAATTTCCGTCTCCGTCAATATATGCTTGAATTAATCCAGCTTTAAATTCATTCGGTGCAGTAAACGCAAAATTTGGGACTTTTTTTACAAATGATCCAGTATTACATTCTTCTAAGAGAAATTTAGACAAATATTTATCATTAAATTTTGTCATAATTCCAGGTCCATATTGTCCTGGTCTATCATAAATAATACATTTTTTTTCAAATAATTCTGCAAATTTTTGTGTATTTTTAATAAAATGTGGGGATATATTTGTTATGCAAATTGTATAACCATTAATATTTCCTTCGGCTAAATATGCACCAATAAACCATCCAAATAAATAATCTAATTTAAAATCTTTTGAGTCTATAGAAATTGTATCTTTTACAAACGAATTGTTAATGTATTTAGCTACTGGAACTCTCATGCCAATTGTCATATTTGCACCAATAATAGGAATAACTGATTGTGTAATTTCATCGCGAATTAAATGAGAATGGCTTGTTGTAGTTTCAACTATTCTTCCACTTCTAGTTGTAACTTTCATGGTTTCACCATTTACTGGATGTCTACTTATATGTGATATTTTGTTCCAAGCGGTTTTTTCATCTTTGCTTACACCTATAATATAGTATTCCTCATCTAAATTTTCTAATAAGGTTTCTACACTATTTTTATGACCCGTGTTAAACGTCATATCGGGTAATTGTTCAATCAAATTATCACAAAATTCTCCTATAGTTACAGACATATGTTTTATAAAATTTGTGGTCTTATTTTTTGAAATTATTTTAAATTTTTCTGACCATATAGCGCTCATCTGTGTGCTTACCTCGCCAATACTTTGACCAGCAATCATTCCAACCATTTCTCCGGGGGCAACAATTGCTCTCTTATAATTTAATGTAATTGTATCTAATAACAGCGATAATGCAGCCTTATTAAATCTTTTTACAATTAACAATTCTTTAGGAGATAAATAGAAGAAGAATAATGTTTTAAATAGTTGTGTTGGTGGTGCATAGTAATTTTTCTCTAAATTTGCATAACATTGTTCAATCATTTGCAGTGCTTCTAAAGGTGTTATGTCAACTAATGAAGAACCAGAAAGATTTGTTTGTCCTTGAATATTGCTGATAATATATGAAAATGCTACTGGACAATTCACAACAATGTCTCCTTTATTTTTAAATACATATTTAATAATATCATGACGCATTTGTATCATAAATTCAATGTATTTATTTGTTTCTTTCATCATTTCTGGATATTGTTTCTTATGTCTTGTGAGAGCATTTTTTATGAATACATGACTCAATGTTTTTGATTTATTATTTTCTTCTGGAAGCAAATAATGAGAATATATTTCTTGAATGCTCATATTTAATAATGGAATAGGTTGATTTTCAACTTTTGTAGTATCAATATTATCATCTCCATATGAATATTGAACAATTTTATTTTTATTTGTCCGCACAGTCATATCATACGACACCATTAAGTCTTCTAGGCCTTTAATTAATCGTCTCTGAATGTAACCGGTAGTAGATGTTTTTACTGCTGTATCAATTAAACCAACACGACCACCCATAGCGTGGAAGAATACTTCTTGAGGAGATAATCCATTGATATATGAGTTTTCAACAAATCCACGAGCACTCGGTGAATCATCAAATTTTGTGTAATGTGGTAATGTTCGATGTTCAAATCCATATGGAATACGTTTTCCATCAACATTTTGTTGTCCTAAGCAAGAAATCATAAATGAAATATTTAAATCAGACCCTTTTGATCCAGCAAGAACCATAGTAACAAAACGATTATTTTTAGCTAAACTTTTAAGACCGACTTTTCCAGATTCAGATGTAGCTTGGTTTAAAATATTATTAACTTGAGTTTCAAATTCTTCTTCGTTCGTTTTGCCAGTATTGTTTTCAAATATTCCGATTTGGGTTTGATCTATTAAATTTTTAACCTCATTTTTCTTTTGAGTAATAATTTTAATGATTTCTTCATTTGTTTTTTCATCTGAAATCAAATCACTAATTCCTACACTAAATGCACTGGATTTCATATATTCAGTAACAACATTTTGCAAATCATCGACAAATTTTGAAGAAGCCATATTGCCAAAATCATTGCATATTCTGTGTAATAATCCTTTTGTTCCGGCACCTAAAACTGCTTTATCCATTTGTCCGCGAATATATTCTCCATTTTGAATTTCTAATACTGCATTTGATGTTTTAAAATCATCTTTGTCTTCTTTAAATGCTTTTGTTTTATATTTCATAGATAGAGGAGGCATAATTTGACTTAAAATATCAAAATTTGTTATTCCTCTTTTAGAATCCACGTTTTCTAGTAATTTATTTTCATTCACACAATTAAACATCATTAACAAATTCATTGCTTCTCTAGGTGTAAATGAAATCCCTTCTCTCGTAAATTGAAATGCTCCTAACATTGAATCTTGATAAATACCTATAATTGTTGAATTGTTTGCTGGACTAACGATCTGAAATGGAACTGCTGCTAAGTTTCTTAATTCTGCTTCTGATTCTGGATCTTGAGGCATGTGTAAATTCATTTCATCCCCATCAAAATCCGCATTGTATGGACGAGTGTCTGCAACATTCATTCTAAATGTGTCACCTCGCGTCATAATTCGTGCAATATGACACATCATACTCATTCTATGAAGTGTAGGTTGTCTATTAAACAAAATAGCATCTCCATCCATCATATGTCTGTGGACAATATCGCCTTCTTCAAGAACAATAGATTGTCTATCGAGATAATAACGTAGTGTAATAGTTTCGCCGTTTTGCTTTTCTAACATTTTAGCACCTGGCCATATATCTGGACCATTTTGTACCAATTTAGTTAAATAAGCACGATTAATTGCATTGACAGTTACTGGTTTAGTAATATTTTTTGCAATTTTCATGGGAATACCAAGTTCTTTTATAGATATATTTGGATCTGCAGTAATAACAGACCTTGCACTAAAATCCACACGTTTTGCCATAAGATTGCCTCTCATTCTTCCACCTTTTCCGTTCAATCGATCTTTAATCGATTTCAAAGGGCGTCCAGAACGTTGAGCAACAGACGCTACTCCGGGAATTTTATTATCAACTTGAGTAGCAACATAATACTGCAAAACAGTAGTCCAATCATCGATTACATTTGCCGGCGAATTATTTTGTATTTTTTCTTGTAATGTTTTATTTGTTTTTATGATATTTACCAATATATGACTTAAATCATCTTCAGACCTTTGCTGAGCATCATGCTTTACTGAAGGACGAACTGCTGGAGGCGGAACAAGCATTACTTGACAAATCATCCAATCTGGTCTTGAATAAATCGGACTAAATCCCATAAAAGATACATCCTCGTCAGATATTCTTTTTAATATTTTTATTGCCATTTCTGGAGTAACTTTAATTACAATAGGTTCTGCATCAGCGCCTTCATTTTTCCATTCAGCAAATATAGTAGCAAGTCCTTCTTTTCTAATTTTATTTGGCTGAAGACAACCGCAACCATCATCAATATCTTCACCACAACGTTTTATTTTACTTGCTAATGAAAACACATATTTCCATCTTGCATCGCCTTGCAATTTTAAAGCTTGACTATACTTTTCTTTACTTACCAATAGTTTACTGCATTTAAAACATACACAACGCAAACATTTTAAAACTGTGCTTAAAAATTGGATATAATATACTGGACGTGCAAGTTCAATATGTCCGGCATATCCCGGAGTTTGCATATAATCAAGACCATCAGTTGGACATATTAAACCAGGTTCTAAAACACCCATTCTAGGATCAAATAATCCTCCAATAACTGGTTTATTATTTATATAAGTATCTCTACTTGTAATTTCTGCAACCGATCCCTTTCTAATTTCATCGGGAGATAAAATGCTAAATTGAATACCAATAACTTTTGAACAATTTGCAGTTGACATATTTAATTTGGACATCTATTATAATATAATACAATAGATTTATATTGTTTTTACAAATCAATTTTTTATTAAAATAAATTCTGTAAATTGCTAGTATATGCAAAAATCTTTTATTTTTATTTCTTAAATTATTTAAAATACTTATATTATATTATAATATATGAAAAGTAAAAGTAAATTAAGAAATGTAAAAAAACAAAAATCCAAAAATAAAACATTAAAAAAATCAAACAAAACGATATCTTGCAATGAATTCTGTAAAAATTATTATGTTTATGAAATAGATAAGGATAATAAAAAGTTTGCAGAATCAGCTAATATTACTTATAAACCAACAAAAAAAGATAGAGATTTTAGGATGTCTAGTTGTAAAAAAAATTTTTGCAATAAAGATTGTAAAACTAATTATAAATATTCTGATAAAGAAAGTGAACAACTTTTTAAAAAAAATATAAAAAATAATTTTATAACAAATATGAAACCAAAATTAATAGATATAATGAAGTCAAAAGGTGCTATATCATACTGTGATGGATTTATTTATAACCCATTTAATAAAAATAATTTATAATTTTTCTCTCTTTCATCGAGATTAAATAATAAAATTAATTATATTTAGTTACTAGGTAATTTATAATATAATAATTTAAAATAAAACTTAAATATATACATTATAATAATAATAAGATGTCGTCAAATAAAGAACATATTTTAAAAATGAATAAAAATAAAAAAACAAATGAAAAATTGCGTAAAAAAAAGACAAACGAAGATTCAGATAATAGTGATAATGATTATATGGAAAGTGATACAAGTGAAAGTGATGAAATAGAAACGAAACAAAAATCAAAAAGTGTAAATAAAAAAAATACACAAACCTCTAATATTAAACAAAAAAAAGGTGTTGACATTATTTCAAAAAAATATGTAAGATCTAATTCAAATTCAAAAATAAATAAAAATAAAAAGGAAATTAGTGAAGATGAATGGGAAACAGAAAGTGAAGAACATGAAAAAAATACAAAAAAATATAAAACGCAAAAAGGTAAAATAGAAATTAATGACAGCGATAGTGAAAGTGATAGTGAGTATATACCTTCTTCTCAAGAAGACGATGACAATGATGATGAAGATGAGTATGAAACTGAATCTGATAGTGAAGACTATGAAGATGAAGATGAAGATGAAAAAGAAACGAAAAAAAAAACAAATAGTAGAACAAAAGAAAAAGGTAAGGTTGAAAAATCAAAATACGAAAAGAATCAAAAAATTAATTTAGTTTTTACACTTGGCAATGATGAAGATGATTATTATGATGATTCT